AGTCTCACAGTTTTGCGACCAGGCTTTACGCTTCTTGTAGCTGAAGCCACTGTCTGAACAGGGGCGGTCGATTGCTTGTTTTCAGTATTACCAAATTTATGCGGAAAGTCAACTTTAATTCTTTTGTCAACTTCTGCATAATACTCGTCAGAACTAGGATCAAACCCTTCTTTTTCAGTAAGATCCTTATGTATCTCAAAAGCAGTGTAAGTCATTGCTCTGTCTCTACCAAACCATGAGTTTTTCGCAGCCCATGCTTCGGCTTTTGGATCCATGTTAATAGGATCATCTGTTTGAGGTATGTTTACATCTCCTCCTTGAGATAAGGTTTGTACAGGTTTCTCAGCCTGCGTTGTTACTTCTCTACCTTCTTTAGCTGCATCAAGTTTTGCGTTCTCAAATGCGAGTGTTGCAATTCTTTTGTTAGCTTCAACTTGAGCTTTTGCATCACCAGATTCAATAGCTGCTGCTAATTCTTTTTGTGCAGCTTCTAATCCTGATGATATAGTTGTCTCAAATTTTTTAATGTAATCAGCATCAGTTTTATTAAATTTTTTTTCTAATGCTAACCTTTTTTCTTCTACAGCTCTTGCGTATTCAGTAGCAGCTTGTTCCCTTCTTTCTGCTTCTCTCATTTTACGAGTTAGTTTCGCAATACGAGCTTGTACACCTTTACTGTAGTCTTCTAATTTACTATCGTCTTCTTTTTTCTCTTCTAACTTTGTTTCTCTTTCATTTTCATATGTTTTATCTGTTCCTTCTTCTTTTACTTCTGACTGTTCAATTACAGTCTCGTCTTTCTTTTCTTCGATATCAATATCTGCACCAGGACCTGATGTATCTAAATCAACCGTTTTCTTTTCTTCTTCTAGCATAGCTTACTCCTTCCTATGTTTAAAACTCATGCAAGATGTCCTCTGGACTATCAATTGTTGCTAACACTTCATCGTCGTTTAGCAGACGAATTTCCCCACCATCTATTTTGATTCGGCTGCCTGCATAACGTGCAAACATTACCCAATCATTTACTTTGCACCACGGACCTTCAGGATATCTTTCTTTATCCTTATAACATTGTGGGCCCATAGCTAGAACTAAACCACACTGAGATGCAACTTGTTGTTTTTCTAAAGTTGCTTCAGCAAAGTGTAGTCCTCCCTTTGACTTCTCTTTCATTTTAAAAGGTAAAACCATAATACGCCAACCTGTTGGTTTTGGTATTTTTGCTTCTTCTTTTTTTTCTGATTTTTTTACACCAATTAAATCATTGTTTGGTGTTAATATCGATGACTGTTGCTTCATTTTGCTCCTTATCATTTAGCAGGTTAGAGAGTTCCTGTCTTGTTGCCTCTAAGGCATTTATCTGCCCTATTATATACTGATACTTTTCCATATTGTCAATACCACCTGATGTGACTGTTATAGATAAAGCTTCTGTTCTAGTATTAATAAATTTAATTAGTCTTTTTATGACGTTTTCTAATTGCATCTTTTCCTTTCTTAGCAATGGATGCGACTTGGCTTTTACCCATAACTTTAGCCCGTTGTTCCATAACTGTTAGTATTTGTATTTTACGTGCAAAGGGTTTACTTACACGTTTTACTTTTGCAACAGTTGCTCTTGCGTCTGCTGGTGTTGCAAATTTTATTTTTACTGTATCTCTTGGATTTTCATC